TCATAGGTTACACCTAACATTGAACAAAGATGTGAAATATCATGCTTTTCAGCTACTTCTTGCATTTGAGAGCGGCGTAATTCATAAAGTTCACGTCCATGCTGCCACCACTCACGTAATGCACCATCAATGTTGGAGATACTCTGGTCCGTGGTAGATACTACCTTAGACTTCAGAACACTATGTAATGACTTAAAAATAGAAGCCTCATCTAAAGCTCCATGAAACATTTTAGTTTCAGGATTATAGATATTATGACGCTTTAGAAAATCAGCATCTTTATCAGACATATACTCAGTAGGTTCTGATTCTTTATCGGGCATGGTAAATACCATATCTCTCTCATCTAAGAACTTTGAAAAAGAAATATGGTTAAACCAATCATATCCTTCACGAACTGATCCCTTTACGTCATCACCATAAGTACTAATGGCGACGACATCCCGAAAGGGGCGGGGGGGGTCTTGTGTAGGCCATAAATGGAAATACGCACATCTTAGTAACAATGAATTTACAATACAATTCACATATACAGTAAGATTTTGTCCAGATGGGTTAGATCCGGAATGTATTACCATATCACCATTAAAAGCCATGCAAGGGTAAGCAACTTCAGTAGCAATACCTTCCATGACTCTAATGTGGCGAGCAGAATACCTACCACAAGACTTTGCAATTGAAATTAGCACCCAGAAGGCAGCTAAAATCAATTGTGATGGCATGCGGAGATCATACTTATTATAATCTCCAGCTAAAATTCGGTTTTCACCGAACCTGCGCATGTGCTTAGCAAGTTGGTCCCATTCAGGGCCTTGTGCATTCACACCTACTGCACATTCAGAATCAATAGGAAATAATGATAGTAAACGTGCAATTGGCAAGAAATACTTGCGCACTAGCAGTTGCATGGCCCAATCAGCAGCTTGGAAAATACGAACTTTATCTTTTCCAAACTTAGTAGGCTCATCTTTAGCGCATGCCTTGAAGATCGCATAACAACGTCTTCCTTGAAGAATTGTTTCTTCCATTTGTCTTGCCTGATCAGTAATTATAGAATCAGCTACAGCAGGACATTGGAAGCCTGGGTGATCTTCAGGATCCAAAAGTGTTATCATATCTGCTTTTGGACCAGTGAGAGGAAATCCTTTAGATGTACCTCTCTTCATTGCGTCGATAAATCGTTTCCCATCTTTACCACATAAGGTTTGCATATCAGTTAGAGGATGTAATTCATCCTTAACAAATTGTGCAAATTCCTTACTTTTGAACTTGCCAATCATGTGATCTGTATAATCACGGCATGCTTTAATCAAAAGTGATGGTTCCATACCAGGACTGGGCCTGGAGGAATGAACTAACGACGCTTGCCACATTCTGGTGTTATGGAATCGTGGCGGACCATGTTGTCTCTTTACACCTGTAACACAAGCTACTGTGTCCGAGATAGGCGTCTTCACAACGTCA